CAGCACAAGCTCAACTCTTTGAACTCAATGATGAACTGACTAGAGCAAACTTCAGAAACATTGTTGAACCTTACCTCCGTGATATTCAGGCAAAGAGAGGTCTTTACGGATTCCTAGTTGTTTGTGATACTACAAATAACACTCCTGATGTTATTGATAACAACGAATTCAGAGCAGACATCTATCTGAAACCTGCTAAATCTATTAACTATGTAACACTTACCTTTGTTGCCACAAGAACAGGTGTAAGTTTTGAAGAAGTAGCTGGTACAGTTTGATTTTAATTAAACCAACAAAAAGGAGGAACTAAAAAATGGCACATTCTATTCAAGACTTCAAATCAGCACTTGTTGGGGGCGGTGCCCGCCCCAATCTATTTGAGGTTACTATTCCATCTCCACCAACTGGAGTTACTTTAACTCCAAATTTTCCAATTCTTTGTAAGGCAGCTGCACTGCCTGCATCAAATGTTGGTCAAATTGATGTTCCCTTTAGAGGAAGAATTTTTAAAGTTGCTGGAGATCGCACATTTGATACATGGCAGATTACTGTCATTAATGATCAAGATTTTACGATCAGAAGTGCATTTGAAATTTGGATGCAATCGATTGCTCAATATGGAGATGGAAGTGGTTTTACCAATCCAGCAGATTATATGAGAGATGCATTCGTTAAGCAATTCAAAAGAGGTAAAAGTACTGCAGGAACAGGCGTTGCTACAGGTACTGGACTTGAAGTTGTAAAAACTTATCAATTCTATGATGTTTTTCCAACAAATATTTCAGCAATTGACCTTTCATATGATACTGCAGATACTATTGAAGAATTTACGGTTGAGTTCCAAGTTCAGTACTGGACACCTGCCGCAAATAAAGCATAATAAATAGTCTAAAGATAAAGACTAAAAATAAATTATGGCAAAATTATTTGGATTCTCTATTGAGAATACTGAACCACCATCACCCACTGCGGTTTCCCCCGTACCTCCTAATAATGAGGATGCGTCGGATTACTATCTGAGCAGTGGGTTTTTTGGTTCATATGTTGATATTGAAGGTGTTTATAGAACTGAATATGATCTAATCAAAAGATACCGTGAAATGGCACTTCATCCGGAGTGTGATAGTGCCATTGAGGATATTGTAAACGAGGCTGTTGTAAGTGATACAAATGATAGTCCAATAGCAATTGAACTTTCAAATCTGAATGCAAGCGATGGTATTAAGAATAAAATTAGAAATGAATTTAAGTACATTCTCGAACTTCTGGATTTTAATAAAAAATCTCACGAAATTTATAGAAATTGGTACATTGATGGAAGACTTTACTACCACAAAGTAATTGATCTTAAAAATCCAGAAGCAGGGATTCAAGAACTAAGATATATTGACGCAATGAAAATGCGTTATGTAAGGCAAGCAAAGAAAAATAAAGAAGATAAGTATAGAGTTTCAAGTAGAAATGTTGAAAATCCGATGGATTTTGAGTTTCCTGAAATTGAGGAATATTTTGTTTACAATCCAAAGATGACTTATCCAACAGGGACTCCAGCACCCGGAACTCTTGGTGGTTCAAGTCAAGGAATTAAAATGTCCAGAGATTCAATTACTTACTGCACTTCGGGGCTTGTAGATAGAAATAAGGGGTCAACTCTTTCATATCTTCACAAAGCAATTAAGTCACTCAATCAATTAAGAATGATTGAGGATAGTCTTGTTATCTATCGTTTGTCAAGAGCACCAGAACGTCGCATTTTTTATATTGACGTTGGCAATCTTCCTAAGGTTAAGGCAGAGCAATATCTTCGTGATGTTATGATGCGTTATCGTAACAAACTTGTGTATGATGCAAGTACTGGCGAGGTTCGTGATGATAAAAAATTCATGAGTATGTTAGAAGATTTCTGGTTGCCTCGCAGAGAAGGTGGACGTGGTACAGAAATTACAACACTTCCAGGTGGACAAAACCTTGGAGAAATTACTGATATTGAATACTTCAAGAAGAAACTTTATCGTTCATTAAACGTTCCCCCATCAAGAATGGATGGAGAAGGTGGATTTAATCTTGGACGTTCATCAGAAATTCTGCGTGATGAAGTCAAATTTACAAAGTTTGTTGCACGTTTAAGAAAGAGATTTGCTGCGATGTTCAGTGATATGCTGAAGACGCAATTGATTCTCAAGAACATTATCACTCCAGAAGATTGGGCAGTGATGGATGAACACATTCAATATGATTTCCTTTATGATAATCATTTCAGTGAACTTAAAGATGCAGAGCTTCTGAACGAAAGACTCAATATGGTTCAGGTTGCAGAACCATATGTGGGTAAATATTTCTCGCAAGATTATATAAGACGTAAAATTCTTCGTCAAACTGATATTGAAATTATTGAGCAGGATAAATTGATTAAGCAAGAAATTGAAGATGGAATTATTCCTGACCCAAGTATTCCAGTTGACCCGATGACAGGAATGCCTATGGATCCAAATGCACCGATGGGAGATTTGGGAAAACCAGTAATGGAACCAAATACTGATGGAGTAAAAGGTGGTGGGGCCACCGAAGCAGATGGTAGAGCAGCTGAACTCGATACCTCTATTACAAGAATGCCCAAAGGAGGGCAGATATAAATATTAACAACTAATCATTGAAAGTATAAAAAAATGGATGAATTAATGGATATGATTGCTACTGATGAGTCACCATCACAGATTAGCGATAAAATTAAAGATTTACTTTTTGCAAAATCCGCAGAAAGAATTGATGCTTTCCGTCCTATGGTAGCTAATTCAATCTTTGGCGAAGAAGAAGTAGAAGATACCTATGAGGTTGATGAAACTGAATACGAGGAAGATGAAGAAGAGTGATAGATAATGTCAGAAAACCTATCAGATTTCTTTAACCTCATAGCAGAAGCAAACAATCAAAAGAAAAAATTAAAAGAAGAAGAAGATAAGTTTATTTCAGAACTTATTGGATCTAATAACATAGTTGAAAATATACTTCGTGAACTTACTGGAAATGAGTATGAAGAGCATCAAGAATTAGTTGATAATATTATTGAAGAAGTAGAAGAGGAGGTAAAGGGTATTAATGATGTTGTAATTGTAAATTTATAAATAACTAATAAATGTATTATAAGAGTAATGACGCATAGACCAGTTGGGGCAGGTGCCTCATTTGCATTTACAGCAGGAACCTCAACAACTTCAACATCATTTTCAGTTCAGTCTGATACTTTGAGAGTTATTGCTGTTGGTGCAGCTGCACACGTTGCAATTGCAGCAAGTCCAATCGCAGCAACAACTGATTACTACATTCCTTCTGGGTCTGCGGTAACTCTTGCATTAACCAAAGCATCTAATAGAGTAGTTGGTGTTACTACGGGCACATCAACAATTCTAACTTTTGCAGAAGGAACTCAGGCACCATTCGGTGTCGGAGACTTTATCACACTAACTGCAACTGGACAATCATATTATAATTTTACTCATCAACAAGTTGCATCAGTTGATACATCTTCTGATGTAAATGGATATTTCCAAGGTAGAATTACTGTAAGTTATAATTCAAGTGGTATTGTAACTGCTTTTGCAGCAACTGATGCAACCGCAGTTGTTTCTCAGAAGATTGCTGCTTTTGGAGCAGCTGGGGCAGGAACACTCTACTATCAACAAGTACAAATTACCAATCAAGCATAAAATGAAACTCATCAGAGAAGAAATCGAATCCGTAGAGTTTATCGTTGAAAATCACAACGGTAAAAAGTCACTCTATATTGAAGGCGTATTCCTTCAAGGAAATATCAAGAACCGTAATGGTCGTATGTATCCTATGGAAACTCTTCGTCGCGAAGTTTCCCGATATAGCGAAAATCACATTCAAAGTGGAAGAGCTCTTGGAGAGCTTGGACACCCAGATGGTCCTACCGTTAATCTTGACCGCGTTTCTCATAAGATTGTTTCATTAAGAGAAAGTGGTTCAAACTTTATTGGTAAGGCAAAGATTCTTTCCACCCCTATGGGTAAGATTGCAGAATCACTTATTAGTGAAGGTGTAAAACTTGGTGTTTCATCTCGTGGTATTGGTTCCTTAAAATTGACAAGAGAAGGAATTAATGTTGTTGGCGAAGATTTTATGCTCGCTACTGCTGCTGATATTGTTGCTGACCCTTCTGCTCCTGATGCTTTTGTTCAGGGAATTATGGAAGGTAAGGAATGGGTATGGGATGGAGGCATTCTTCGTGAAAAGTATGCAACCAAAACATATGCAAGAATTAATACTCTTGTTGATCAGAAGAAACTTGATGAGCAGAAATTAGATCTGTTCAACAATTTCTTAAACAATTT